GCCATAGCCGGCAACCAGGGGGGTGCGGCTGAACGCGGTCGTGCCGACGACGGCGCGGGCCCCCACGAGGCGGGCACGTCGAGCGGGGCCACGTCGATCTGGATGCCGCCGGGGGCCGCGTTGGGTGGGCTGGCGTAGATACTCGCGTGCTCACGCACGCGACTGGGATGTCCGCGTGCACGCGCACGCAGGTGTGTTGACCTTACGGATTGGCTTCCTGGACCTTGTTGTCCCCTGAGATGCTGAAGAAGCGCTCGCCCCAGAGGCGGCGACGGACGGTGTCCAGAATATGGAGGTTCTCGACGTGGCCGTCGACGAAGGCGAAGTTGGCCTTGCCGCCGTAGGACGCGTCCTGTCCGCCGCCACCGGGGTGGTGGCGACCGACGGCGTTCAGGGTGGTCGGCGCGGAGTCGTCGAGCATGTTGGGCCCGAGCTGGTTCTCTTTGAGGATGTTATTGAGGGGTGGGTAGCGGAAGCGTGCGACGCCTGGGGTGTTCGGCTCGAGATACACGTTCGAGCCCGAGGAGATGCCGACGAAGGGGGTGACGGGGCGATGGCTCTTGGAGATGTTCTCCTGATTGGCCAGGGTCTGCCAGCCGTCCCGAGCCGTGAAAAGGAACTCCGTGACCAGGATCGTCCCCGCTCCGCCGCGGGCGGTCTGCTCGGGCTCGGCGCCACGCACGAAGCGATTCTGCCGTTGCCCCGATTCAAGCGTGAACTTGTTTCGGGGGAAAATGGCGGCATTCCCGGTGTACGCGACGCGCGGCACCTGGCGATCCAGCGGCGTGGAACTGACGGCGCTGCCGCCCAAATCGTTCTGCTGCCAGTCCTCCCAGTCGGCGTAGCGCCCGCCTGGATTGCTGCGGGGGGCGCCGCCGCTTGGCATGGTCGGGCACTCGAAAGAGTCCTGACTGACGTTCCCGCCGTCGAAGAGAAAGAAAGACCAGTGGATGTAGCCGTTCTCCGTGTTTGGATTGGCGAGCTTCTGATCGGCAAGTGTCCACTTCCCCGAGTCCAAGTCCGCGCCGTACACATATGAGACCGGGTAGTAGTCGCGATCTATGGTGTAGGCGACGACGCCCTGGGCCACGGACCGTGCGCCAGCCTGGCACTTCAAGGACTGCGCGCTCCTGCGGACGCCGCCCAGGGCCGGGAGCAGGATGCCGATGAGAAGGGCGATGATGGCGATGACCACCAGGAGTTCAATCAGCGTAAACGCGCCTCGTGGGGCGTTCCGCAAGGCGGCGTGCCGCGCGGTGGGAGAGACAGCCAACGACCAGCGCACATGGGCCATGTGGGGAGCTCCGTGGGGGAGACATCGGGAGGGCGCGGGACACTAAACTTATCCGCGCGGCGTCCTGACTTCTTCGAGGACCGCCCCAATGTCATGTGAAGAATCGGTTCAGGACACTCCACAGAGTTATCCGGGAGGTCCCTTGCCGACAGCTTGTGGCTCAACGCAGCGCCGACCACTACCCCTTGTGGTCAGGCAGCGCCGACCACTACCCCTTGTGGTCAGGCAGCGCCGACCACTACCCCTTGTGGTCAGGGCAGCGCCGACCACTAACCCTTGTGGTCAGGGCAGCGCCGACCACTACCCCTTGTGGTCAGGGCAGCGCCGACCCTGGCCTGGTCCACGATGCTGTCCGCGACCTCGCGGCGGTGCAGGTCGATGGCCTTGGGGAACTCCAGGGCCACCTGGACGCGGTCGCCCCGGATGCTGGAGATGCGGATCACCCCGATGGGGTCCCGCGGATTACCGACCACAATCTCCTCACCCTCCCGACGTGTGATGACCAGCATGGCAGAGTCCTTTCAAGGCTCCGCGCCCCGCCGCAGGATGCCCCGGACGATTCCGGCGGTCACACGATCGCCGGCGTCGGCCAGATCCTCAGCGATGCGCTCGAGCGCCGCCCTCTCTATCGGCTGGAGAGGCGGTGGCGTGGTAATGTTTTTGACACGTACCACCTTCAGGCGGATTGGCCGCGTGACAACCCTCCTCACCACAGTCACGTGGACCTTCTCAACCAGGTTGAGCGTGACGATTCGGGGTCGCAGGACCCGGAACGGCGGGCGCCATGGGCGACTGGGTGCCCGGATCGGCGGCGGCTTCGGGGAGGCGCGGAGGTGGTCCTTGGTGTACCGCTTACAGAGGGCCGTCTTCCGGGCGGCCCGCACGCGCTCCGGCGTGCGGTGGCCCCGCTGGTGCCAGCCGATGACCGCCTTGGTCCGCTTGGCCCCCTCCTCCGAGATGGCGTCCAGCACCACCTCGACCACCTCGCGGACCAGGGCGTTGTGGACCCAGATCCGCCGGTGGTCTTGGGTGAGCCGGCGCTGCACCACGCGGGTCAGGACGCTCACGAGCCGCATTGCAGGCCCATCTCCGCCAGGAACCGGCTGGGGCCGGTGTTCCCCGGCTGCTCGCTGCCGACGACCAGGGTCAGCCCGTGGCGGGCCCGGGTGGCGGCCACGAACGCCAGCCGGCGCTCCTCCTCGAGCTGGTCCGCGTCCCGGTTCCGCCCCGGAAGCACCCCCTCGTCGAACCCATAGACGAAGACCTGGTCGAACTCGAGCCCCTTGGAGGCGTGGATGGTCATGGCCTGTAGGGGGTGGTCTGTGTCCACCTCGTCCTGCAGGTCCCGGGCGTTGAGCCAGGCCATGAACGCGGCGGGCGTCCGGCTGGCGTAGGCGGTCGCCCCGACGAACCGGGCGACGATCCGCGTCACCTCGTCCCACGCCGCCCCAGGGCCGTCCCTGAGCCCCAGCAGGGCCGCCACGACCTCCAGGCGCTCGCCCAGCCCGAGGCCCTGGCAATCCTCCTCCAGCTCCCGCACCAGCTCGTCCTGAGCCGCGGCGACCTCCCAGAACGTCCGCCCGGAACCCTTGGCGTCCGCCATCAGGGTTATGACGTCAAGCTCCGACCACCCCATCGCCCGCAGCGCCCGCTCACAGACGCTCGTGCTCAGGGGCAGGGCAGCGAAGCACAGGGCCGCAAAGGCCTCCCGGACGTCCGGGCGCTCCAGGATCCGCTCCTGGCGCCCCACCAGGCTTGGCTTGAGCCCACAGGCCTCCATCTCGGCCATGGCCTCCGACAGGACCGCGTGCGTCCGGGCCAGCACGGCGACGGAGACCCCATCCCCCATCACCCCCAGGACGGCGGGGGCGAAGCGCTGGGCGTCGATGACGCGGACCTCCCCCTCGTCCTCCCGGTGCGGGATCATCACCTTGGCGATCCGGTTCTGGTTGTGGGCGATGAGGCGGTCGGCCGCGGCGACGATCCGCCGGCCGCTGCGGTAGTTGGTCTCGAGCTTGGCGATCCCGGCGCCCCACTCCCCCACCTGCCAGCGCATCGTCTCGACGCTCGCACCCCGCCAGCCGTACACGAGCTGGTCGATGTCCCCCACGGCGAACAGCCGCTCCGGCTTGCAGTGCTTGAAAAACGCCCACTGGGCGCGGTCAAGGTCCTGCACCTCGTCGGCGAAGATGTGGGTCCAGCCGGGGGGGTGGCGGGAGGCGAGTTCCAGCCCCAGGTACGCCGCGGTCTGGTAGTCGATGGCGTTGGCCTGCTTGAGTTCCTGGAGGTAGGAGTCGATGACAGCGCCAACCGCCGGCTCGAGCCCGGTGGGGCGGGTCCCGTGCTCCCCCATGTGATCGAGGGCCTTGTGGACGGCGGTCTTGGAGGGCTTGCGCCGGGCGGTGTTGATGACCCGGGCGATGACGCGGTCCTGCTCGATCCGGTCGAACAGCTCGATCTCCGGACCACGGAACCCCAACTCCTCCCAGGCGGCGCACACGAGCTGGTAGCAGACGCCGTGGAAGGTGCCGATGGTGAGGCCGCGGACGGTGCCCAGCCGGCGCATGGTCTCGGCCGCCGCCAGCCTGGTGAATGTCACCAGGAGGATCCGGCGCGGGTCCACCGCGTCGTCGAGGGCGGCGCGGACGGCGGCGACCAGTGTGCGGGTCTTGCCGGAGCCAGGCCCGGCGACCACCATCATGGCCCGGAGGCCGCTCCGGACACAGTCGGCTTGGGCAGGGTCCAGATCGCTCGCCGGCTTCCGCATCAGAGCCTCCCCGTGACGTTCCATACCTCGCCCTCGTCGACGACCACCTCTGGCACCTCATACCCCAGCCGGCGGATGAAGGACAGGGCGTGTCGCATCTCAGTCGGGGACACCGCGTGCTCAGGGGAGTTTGGTCCGCTCGCCCTCAGAAGGCGGTGGTGGCCCCCCCGCTCCATGACCCGAAGCAACAGGCTCGACACGAACCAGACCCGGTCCACCGACACATGGCTGCCTTCGGCCCACTGCATGCGCCGCCTCCCGGGCCGCGTCGTCACGCGCGGCGTTTGCCCTTCCGCGCCCGCCCCTGATCCGCTAGAGCCGGACGACCTGCCACTCATCCCGCCCACCCGCGTCCTCCACCCGCGACGTTGCGATCGCCGCGAAGTCGAGCCCGAGTTTGGGCAGCCCATTGAGGGCACCGACCATGCCGGTGTCGTCCAGGCCCGTGTCGTGCAGCAAGAGGAGGGAACCCTGTGTGCCACAGATCGCCTGCATCGCCGACAGGAACGCCGCGGCCGTCAGCACCGTCTCGCCGTCGCTGAGCATGTCCATGGGGACCTCGCGCCCGCGACGGGTGACGCGGAATCCGAAGTCGGTCGATCGCCCCGACCCCTCGGAGTGGTGGGAGGTCCTGGTGTCCGGCCCGAACAACAGGCCGAACCGCTCCTCGAACGGGGCCATGACCTTCGCGAGCGACTCGCGGAGGAGCTGGTCCCTGGCGTCCTGCACCAGCTCCACCAGGCGCTTGAGCACGCCCACCGCCATGTCGGCGCGGGCGATGTCGAGTTTTGCGGCCTCGATCTGCCCGTCGATGCCCATGGCCTTCTGGATCGCCGCGATCTGAACCTTCCACTCCGTCCGCCTCGCCTTGAGGGCGGCCACCTGCTCATCGAGCGAGGCGGTCGACTCCACGGCCGCGGTCCTGGCGGCACTCTGCTCCAGGCTGCGGACCTGCTCCTCCGACGTCGCCACCGTGGCCCGCATGGCGTCGATGGTGTCACGTGCGGCCACCGCCGCGGCTCGCTTGGCCACAGCATCGTCGACGGCGACACGCGCCTTCTCCGCGATGTCCTCGGCCGCGTCCGCCGTCTTGGCGCGATCCGCGACGGCCTTGACAGCCTTCTCGAGCGCCGAACCCGCGTCCTTCTCCCTCGCCTCCCAGACCGGCGGCAGGCCGAGCACCGTCGTCACCACACCCGTCACCAGGCCGACCAGATCATCCTGCAGCGCCGGCGTGTCGTGGACCAGCTTCTTCAGGAGGGGCGACGCCTGCTCTATGACGGTGTGCATCTCCGCCATGACCATGGCGTTCCAGTCCAGGTTGGCGACCTTGCGGGCCAGCTCGAGCCGCTCCCGCACGCGCCCCAGCTCCACCTCGGCCTCGTCCCGGGTCTTCTGGACCGAGTCCACCCACGACAGCGCCGCGGACGCATTGCCGGCCGCTTCGTCCCGCGCTGTGCGGGCCCTCCCGAGCGAGTCCTCCAGGGACGGGATGCTCTCGACCGCCGCTTCCGCGAGCTTCAACGCCGCCTTGGCCTTGTCGACCTCTGACCTGGCGGACGCGAGCACCTTGCCCGCCGCTGTGTACCGCTCCTGATCGACCTCGACCGAGCGCTTGCGGCCCTCCAGATCGCCGATGGTCTTGTCGATCTCAGAGATGGAGTCCTGGGCCTCGGACAGGGACGCCGCCCGGGGCGTCGCCGCCGCCGTCTGGTTCAGGTGCTCGAGCCGCCCACGGGCGTCCTTGGCCCGCTGCGCGTACGCGTTCTGCTCATCCTTCACCCGCATCAGCAGGCCCGCCGGCGGGGCGGTGATCTCACCCATCGCCAGCAGATCCCCGAACCCGTCCAGCGTGCCAAGCTCCGCTTCGAGCCAGGTGTCGAACCCATCCCGCAACAGATCCTTGAGCGCCGTCTCGCTGCCAGCCTCCAGCAGGCGAGCGAACAGCTCCGCCCGCTTCTGCCCGGAGAGGCCAAGGAACGCCCCCAGATCGGCGTGGTGGGGCTCTGCGGTCGTGATGCCGGCGACCCTGGTCTTGTACTGGGCCGCGGGCACCGCCATGCTGTCGACGTAGTACGAGCACTTGCCCCGGCGGAAGATGCGCTCGAGCGCCGGCCCACCATCGAACCGGAGGCCGACGCTCCACTCGGAGCCCGGCGACAGCCGCTCCATGTTCGTCTGCCCATGCCGCGTGGGCAGGTCGAGCGTGATGGCCACGGCCTCGAGGAGCGTGGACTTGCCCGCCCCCATCCTGCCGGTCACCAGCAGGTTCCGGTGCGTGACGTCCACCTTCCGCGACAACCCCTTGAAACCCTTGTGACTGATCTGTGTGATCCGCACTTCACGCCCCTTCGATCTTCTTCAACTCTTCCAGGAACTTCACCAGCTCCTCTGTGCTCGCCACCTCCAAGGTGTCAATCTCGAGACCCTTGAGCACCGTCCTCGCCTTCTTGACCCCCTTGAGCTGCGTCAGGCGGCCGAACCCCTTGATCGCGTTGGGCAACAGCTCCGCGTCCGGCTCGTCCGCCCCCGCCTCCGCCTCATCGTCCTTCGCCGCTTCCGCCGCCGCTTCCGATTGCGTTACCTCATCAAGCGCCACCAGATCCTCGGCGTCGATCGTCGTCTCCTGGCGGACGTCGACCGATACCGACCGCCCCTTGCCGTCGCGGAACTCGTGCAGCAGATCGTTCTCCACGAGCTTGCGCAGGTTGTCGATCTCGCTCCGGTTGAAGTCGGTGGTCCAGCCGAAGACCTCAACCATGGCCACCCCGCGGTCCACGTGCAGGACGCGAGGGATGGACGGGTGGGCCTTGAGGGCGTTGCGTTCCGCGAAGGACTGCGCCAGTCGCTCGACGAACTTGAGTCTGGTTGTGTGGTCCTGGAAGACCGCCTGCATGGCGCGGCTGTGCTTGTTGACCCACAGACCGAACGCCCCGCCCGGGAAGGCGTGGATCGGCATGAACTTGTACCCGGCACGCTTCTGCCCCTGCTCGTCGGTCGGCGGCTCGTCGTCGGAGCCATAGATCGCGATCGCGTCGGCCTGCTGGGGCGTATCGGCCTTCTTCAACTTGGCTTGGATGTTCTCCATGATGTAGATGTTCATGTCCAGACGCACCATGACGTCGGTCGCGGCCAGAGACCCGGTGGGGGAGTACCCCACCACAACGGCGCGGGCGTGCACCACCTTGGGCAGATCCGTGCGTGGGTCCACGATGATGTAGGGGTTGCCGCGCTTGTCCCCGTCCACCACCACGTACTCAGGGCGGATCACGGACAGGGCCGGCACCTCGTTGAGCTTGCGGAACCCGTCCATCGAGATAGAGAACTTCCCGTCGCCGGCGGGGTTCAGGGTGCCGTCCGCGATCGACAGCCGGACCCTGCTCCGCGTGCGGCGGATCGTGACACCCTCGCGCCGGACGAAGACCGTCTCGGGCAGGGCCGTGGTGTTCATCTTGACCAGGGCCATGATGAGCTGGCCGGCCACCTCGGGGTTGTTCCTCGCGATCTCGGTCGCGAACGCCTCGGTCAGAGAGCCCACGTCCAGGTTGGCCTTGGCGAGCTCGGTCTTGGGTTCCGCCACTATCCCCTCCTCGGCAGCTTCCGGAGCTGCCTGACGATCTTCTTGGCGCAGACGCCGCACGCGCCTCCCGCCACCCGCACCGCATCGTCCAGGCCAATCGACTCGGCCCCAGGCAGGGCGATGGCCCGGGCCCGGACGCCCTTGCGACGCTCCAGGGCGCCGCCCCGAATGAGATTGGCGATGTGCGCGACCACGGCGGTCTTGCTCACCTCCATCCCATCGGCGATTTCCTGGTGGGTTGGGGCGTAGCCGTGCTTGGCCACATACGCCCGAATCCAATCGAGCACCTCGCGCTGCCTCGGTGTCAACTCTGTGCTCCCATCTGCTGGTGCGATCTGGCCCGCGCCGGCGTCGGCGATGATCTAGCGTACCGCCCGGGCGGACACTTGTCAAAAGGTTACCACGCACATCACGGCTATGGCCGAAGGGCGAACTGGACCACCAGCCACTTGATGACCCGCACGCCACAGACCTTCCCTGTGCCAAGTCACGGCTTAGTGATGATGACGCCGGTGCCGATGGCGACTTGCAGCTCCGCCGACCCGCTCACCACCTGGAGGGTGAGCGTGATGTTGTGGCCGGCGGTGCCCACGTTGAAGACGCGGCTCATGTGGAGCGTGACGGGCGTCGAGGTGTCGCTGATTGTCGCGTAGGCGACGCCGCCCGTGACCAGCGCGCTGTTGACCTTGAGCTGCATAATGACCACTGTGTTGCCAGTGGAGGCCGGGGATCCCGGCACGCGCTCGATGGCGACGTCGGCGCTGATCTGGTGGTAGCCGGCACCGGCGGGAGCGATCCCCGCGGTCGCGGCCGTGTGGGCGAAATACCCATCCTTCACCAGCGCGACGTCCCATGGCAGATCCACCTCCGTGCTGGTGAGCAGTAAGATCGCGGCGTCCGCCTCGCGACGCCCCACGAACCGGGGCGACGGGTTGCGGATCAGATATCCGTTGACGTAGATCCCGCCGCACCCCTCGTCCTCGATGTAGAACCAGGTCCCGTTCTCCGGGGTGATGAAGGTCCAGCCGCCGTTCAGGCCGACCGCCACGTCGCCAATATGGTTCTCCCAGTCCGCGCCGCTGGCACCGACTGGAACGATGTAGGCCTCGCCCTCCACAATCGCCAGCGACGCGCCATTGCTGGTGGTCCGGTTCTTGACGTAGAGCCCGACGACCGTGGTGAGAATGTCCAGCGCCTCATTGTGCGCCGCCTCGGGGTTCTGCTGCGTCTCCTCAAGGTGCAGGAGGCCGTATCGGGGCGTGGTGGTCATGGGGGGGGGTTCTCACCGGAAGAAAACGCCAAAGACAGGGTTGCCGCGTCCGACGATGGTGGACATCTGGTAGACGGCCGCGGCCACGGGCAAGGGATAATTGCCGTTTTCGATCTGGGCTTCCTTATCGTACACGACCGTCTGCTCCTCCAGGACCTCGAGGGTGAGCACCTGGGTGCCGTAGATGTCGACCTCATAGGTCTCTGGGCCCTCGTCGTCCGCGAGGGTCTTGACGCTGAACAGGGCGCGGAGGAACTTGCTCCGCCGCTTCCAACTGAGCGTGAGATTATCGTTCGAGTCGAACACGCCGCGCAGGTTGCAGGGCGAGAACGGCTTGATCGTGCGGCCGGTGACGAGGTATTGCGCGGCGTGGGCCGACGCGACCGCCTGGCCGAGCGACGGGGCCTTCCACCACAGGTTGCTGTTCAGGTTCAACTCCTGGAACCCGACCGGCCCCGCCTCGGCCAGCACCACCGGCCGGCCGATGTCGTAGTGGCCCTCGATCGCGTCCTCGGTGCCGCGCACGCCGCGGAGCAGGCGGCTGAGGGCGTAGGTCCGCTCCGCGATCAAGTCGGCCACCGCGAAGGCGATGACCTCCCACCGGCCCTCGGCGTTGAGCACGCCCAGACGGTTGGCCCCCAGCAGCACCTCACGGTCACTGGCCGAAGCCAGGCCGCTCTCCCTCATCTCCACCACGAGCCGGCTGGTGGTGTCCCAGCGGCCCGGCCTGGGCTCGCGCCGCAGTGCCCCATCCACCGTGTAGCCGATCGTCGCCTCGCGGCCGACGTCGCTGAGCTTGACGTAGGTGCCGTCCTTGGCCGGGGAGTTCCAGAGCTGGCCGCCCCGCCACTGTGCCTCGGGGTCCTCGGCGCACATGGCTTTGTAGAGGCCGGTCTTTCCCTCCAGCTCCGTGGTCATGGTCGGCAGGTCCGCCATGATGAGGATCGTGTCCGGCGGGTCGTAGTTCGTGTTGGCGATCACCACACCATCGGACGACGCCGATTGCTCGAACACGTCGCGGTCGTAGAACGTGCCCTCGACCTCGACGCGGTAGTTCGCTCCGATCGCGACACGGCGCACCCACACCTCCCGCTCGCGCCCGTCGACGTCCGGGAGCACCAGCGCCATGCCCTCACGCAGGGCGATGTACCGCGGGGGCAGGCTCAACGCGACACGCTTGCGCTCCGCCTCGGCCGCCCACAGGTAGCGCTTGGCGATCTTCACCGCCTCGTCGCGGGTGAGCGTCAGTGGCAGGGCCAGGGTGACGCGGTTCTGCGGCGTGTGCTCCCACCGCTTGGCGGTGCGGGAGCCGCTGTTCAGGTCCGCCTCGACGTCGGTGAACTCAACCGTGACCTCGCTGGGCAGCTCGAACCCCGGCACATCGGTGAGGTCGTAGGGCCGGCCGCCCCCATCCTCCCCCTCGTCCGTCGCGGCCAGGTGCCCCATCCGGTCCACCAGGAGCCTGTCTTCCTCCCCCTTGGGGATGAAGTGGATCACCCCGTCACGCTCCTGCACGTTGACGTTGAACGCCAGCAGCAGTGGGGCGAGCACGCGCGACATCTCCTGCGGCCCAGACACGACATACCCGTTGACGCACTGGTAGAGCCGCTCGACGTTGTAATCCGCCGTCTCGTACCCAGCCCGCTCCATGATCGCGGTGATGGTCTCCTGCAGCGAGAGGGGATTGGCCTGCTCAACAATGATCTGGAGCTGTGGGATGCGGTTGCCGTAGTGCGAGAGGCGGAGCCGGTTGATGACGAAGTACGCGGTGTCCTTGAACGCGGGGACATTGCCCGCGCCCTCGTACGACTCGATGAGCGGATCCGCGGCGAGTTGCGCGCCGTCATAGACGGCGATGCCGTCGTACTTGTCGGCGTAGTCGCCGGCCCCGTCGTAGATGAGCTTGCCGTCCGCGAGGATCTTGACGAAGCGCCCGATGGCCCCGTCCGGCAAGTTCGTGGTGTCACAGACGCTCACCGCGACGTCCACGAAGTACTCGTAGTTCGACACGCTCTGCCCGCCGCCCAGCGTGGAGCCCCCGACCTTGGTCTTGACCTTGACCTCGATGAGCGGGGACTTCCAGATGACCGTGCCGGCGACCCGGGTCCTGGCCCCCAGGCACCAGGCCATCGGCGCGCCCTCCTGGCCGGACATGAGGCTCTGGTCGCCGATCCGAGGGCCCGACAGGGAGTTCTGGCCGAACAGCGCCGGGAAGAGAAAGGTCGAGTCGATGAACGACCCGATCGCCCCGCCGACGAACCCGCCGATCTGTGCGGCCGTCAGGCCGAGCGCGACCGCGGTGCCCGCAGCGACGCCGGCGCCGGCACCGATGGCGCCGCCGATAGCCGAGCCTACCGCAAAGAGGGCGAGGGTTGCCATGGACCGATTCCCCTGAGACGGAACGTATGGATTAGACGCCGCTCCCAGGATTGGCCAAACTCGACCTCCTGCACACAGCCCAGGTCGTTGACGCTCACACCCTTCCGCCGGTGGAGCCCCTGCCGGCCGGCCAGGTTGGTGGCATGCACCATGGTGCCGTCACAGAGGATCCCCAGGTGCCGGGGCTCGCGGGAGACGCGGTCCCACCAGAACAGGCCGATGTCGCCTGGCAGATGCTCCCCGCGCGGCACCTCGTCCATGCACTCGCGACACAGGTCGATAAGCATGTTCTTGTCGGGAATCTGGGCGTAGTTGCGGACGTCACGGTGGGGGTAGCCCAGCTCCCGGAAGACACCAGCGGCCAGGCCGGCACAGTCCACCCCCACTTCCTTCTTCCGGCCGCAGTGGTGGATGGGGGTGCCCACGTAGGAGCGGGCGGTCGCGATGACGGCGTGACGGTCGATCACATCGCGGCCTCCGCGGCGCACCTCTGGGCGAACGCCACGGCGTCGGGATGCGCCGGCGACTCATAGCCCATCCCCGTGGGCGCCATGAGCGTGAAGTCGCTGGCCAGCCGCAGCTCGCTGGCCCGCCACACATCGCGCTCGAGCTTGGGCACGTCCCGCCGCCGCTGGAGCCCCGTGAACATGGTCACGAACTTCGTCGCGAACACGAACCCCGGCTTTCCGGGGATGATGACACACTCCTCCCCGTCCTTGTCCAGGGCGAGGAGCCCGCGCATGCTCTCGATCACCGCCGACTGGTTCTCGTCGATCTTCATGTTCTCAGTCCTCGATCTTCTGGTCCGGGGTCTCGAACGTGTCGTCGTTGCCCGGGATGTGCGGGAACCCGCGGAAGTTGGCCTCGTTCTGGAAGCGCTGGCAGGTGCTGAACTCGCGATTGCAACCTGGGACGATGGTGAAGTCGTCGCCCACCTCGATGTCGTAGGGGGTCTCGACCTGCAGGACAATGACGCCGTTCGCCTCGGAGTAGGCCTTGACGTCCGACTTTAGGCCCTCGTTGGCCGAGCCGACGCCCCAGGTGATCTGCCCCTCGTCGTAGAACTCCTCGCCCTCGCCGGTGGGGATGGTGGTCTGGAGCTGCTTCCGGCTGTCCACCACCGTCACACTCGCCGAGACCCGGACGGCCTCGAGATCGAAGCCGCACCGCGCGTCGCCGAAGTTCTCGACGCTGCACGAACGCTGGTGGGTGTACCCGCGCGTGATGCCCAGCTTGGTGAGGGGGCCGTCCAGGTCCACCTCGTAGGTCTCGCCGTTGAAACTGGTGTTGATGATGTGGTACGAGTTGCGGCGGAGATTGCCCTTCCACGGGTACATGAGGTCGACGATGAACTCCTCGATCCGACACCCGCGGTACTTGCCGGCGTCGAGATCGGCGAAGGTGATCCGCTCGTCGCGGAGCACGCCCTTCAGGTCGCGGTTGCCGGCCCGCACCCCGTCCGTGCTCTCCTCGGCGCTGGCCGAGAAGCCGCCCACGGGCGAGTAGACGTCGCCGCTCAGGGTGATCTCGCGGTTCCCGTCACAGAATCGCAGCACCTCGCCGTCCGTGCGGGTCCACTTCCAGCACTTCACCCACCGCACCGCACCGGCCACGGTGAGCGCGTGCAGCGGGCTATTGAGTTGATTGCTGGGCATCTCCCCCGCCTTTCGTGACCGTGAGCATAACGAGTCGCTTGGGGTTGTCCCAGTGCCCGTATGGGCACCTCTGCTTGGGATCCTTCCACTTGGCCTCAAGCCACTTGGCCGAGCACTGGCAGATGTTGCAGACCGGCTCGCCCCCCTTGAGGACCATGAACTTCCCATTGGGGCATGCGCGGCAGATGTCCTCGTTCTCCTGGGCCACCTCCGCCGGCACCCGCCTCCACCCGAACCGAGACGTCGCAACGCGCGACTCGGCCGCTGTCATCCCATCCGAGACCTTCTTCCGCATCGGTCGGATCGCGGTCGCCGCCTTCCGGTATTTGCCGGCGGTGAGGTTCTGGCACGGCTCCCCGGGGCGGAGCCACCCCTGCGCGACGGCATAGGCGATGATGTCTTGGTCGCAGTTCATGATCCTGGCACCGACTCACAGGTAAGCGCGCTCCACGCCCACTGGGTGAGCCCCTTGCAGTTTTTCGGCTCGGTGTCGGAGGTGATTTCCGAGTCGGCGGGCCAGCACCGGCGCGGCACGACGAAGTTGGCGCCCGGGTACGGCAGGGGGCACTCGCCGCAGTAGTAGGTCGCCGGGTAGCACCAGGACCCGAAGCACGACTTTCCATAGACGAGGAACATCGGCCCGCCCAGGTAGGTTGGGTCGGTCGGAGTGGGCAGGCCCTCCAGCAGCGTGCCCTCGGGCCATATCGCGCCCGTGACGCTGTAGAGAACCTGAAACTCCGAGCGGCAGTTGCAGATTGCTGGCTCGCCCACCGCGGGCCAGCTGCCGCAGCCGTTGGTGGTCTCGCCCTCGCACTTGCCGTAGCCGTCGAGCAGCTCAAGCGGCGCGGTCAGCGAGCCGCTGTCGCTCGCCAGCTCAGACGCAAGCTCAAGGAACTGGGTCGAGTTGTCCACGATCACCCAGTTGTCGAACTCCGCGGTGTTCTCGGAGTCGGAGTCCTGGGTGGCGAGCACGGGCACACCCCCATCTTGGTAGGTGCAGTCGTTGGCGGTGAGCGATCCCGTCTCGCCGCCAACCACCTCCCACGCGACGGTGAAGCTGTAGCCCGAGAACGTGACCACCACATCAACCGTGTCGTCGTCCAGGACAATCGCCACCGAAGCCAGCACGATCTCCTCGTTCGCAACCATCCGGATGATCTTCACAAGCCCAGTGTCAACCCCGGTGGGTTTGATGAACGCGAAGATGCCCGAGGCGTTGTCAAGCCCCTCTGTGCGGGCGCGCATCCCAGCCCCGTGGCTGGCGTTGGTGGCGTTGAGCGCTGTGAAGCTGATTACGGCGTCGCGCCAGTCGCCGTCCCAGATGCCGCGGGTTGGGGCGTATCCCACCATGGCCCGGATCGTCTTGGCGACGAAGCTCGCCGGCGTCACGGTTGCGCCCAGGGTCCACGTGCCGATCATATCAAGGATGTCGACCACGTCGCCCATGTCGTAGGTGTAGCTCCATGTCTCGGCCCGGGGGTCGAGCAGGTACCGCTTCCACATGATCCAGCGTTCGACAACATCCCCGCCGAGTGAGTAGTCGTACACCTCGAGCTCGTGCTGGGTGAAGTAGGAGCCGTCCATTTCACAGCCCGTTTCCAGGATGGTGCACGCCCCCCCGCTCGGGTCGCCGAACTCAAAGAACGTGCTCACGCAGGACTGGTACCAGAAGGCAATCGCCCGGTCGATCGTGACACAGCAACTCGTCCCGGGGACCAGTTGCCCGGGGATCGAGGCTGGTGTGGGGCCGGTGCGCAGGCACCCGTGCCCACCCCCCACGTCCCGGAAGGGCTCGGCCTCGTTGCCGTCGCAGCACTGGATGTCGAAGTCCGGCCAGGTGGCCCCGATGCACAGGCTGATCGTGCCGCTCGACTCGCTCGTGAGTTCGCCGATCTCCTCGTCCCACCCCGCGTGCGCCGGCTTGAAGTAGGTCCGCCCGGCCCCGAGGCCGTTCTCCCAGACCAGGTGCTCGACCGGGCGGGACACGGGGCAGTTGCCGCCCAGCGACATGGCGCGCCAGATGGCAAGCTCTGTGCCCATGCCGAAGACGACGTTGCGCAGGCCGGCTCCGGTCTCGTTGCAGTCCTCGCAGAGATTGGGCAGATCACGCTCAGGGTCGGTGATCCACGGGGCGCAGTTGGGGCGGCGGTACGCCCACTCGCGGTTGTACCCGCCATCGCGCTCGAGCAGCGGGATCCAGTTGAACTGGCACGGGGAGTGGAACGTCGTGGGCAGCATCGCCGCGGCGAGCAACTGCGGGTGGCAGAACTTGTCGTCGTTGTCCCCGCCCTCGACGCCGGGGGCGTTGCCCCACACCAGCGGATCGTGCCGGTGGAACACCACCGGGTCCGTGCCGCCGGTCGGGATGAAGGAGTCCCCGTCCTCGAAGTCCGGCTCCAGCTCGTTGGTGAACACGTACACGCAGAACAGGGCCCCCCACGCCCCCGCCTCGTCGTCGCAGGCCCCGCCGGCGGAGCCGCCAAAGGACGTCTTCCGCGGCTGAGGATCCGCCGTGTGCTCCATCTGGAACACGATCGAGAGAGTGAAGGTCTCCTCCCCGACCGTGTACTCGACCTCCCGCTTCCAGAAGTGCTTGGTGACGTTGAACGGGGGGCCGAAGGTCCACGCCGTCGCCGGCGGCGGGTCGCGCCCGACGTGGTACGGGTTGCGGGTGGTCGCGTCCTCCAGCTCGGCGTCCTCATCGAACTGGAGGATGTGCGGGGTGTTCACGAGCGCCTGGAGGCACTCCGCGGAGAGCTGGCCCACGAGCCGGTGGTCGGGATCGCTCGTGAACTCGTCGGACAGACGGACAACGACCGCGCTGGGCATGATGCAATCGGCCCCTCGCACCGCCTCTCGCTCGCTGTTTCCCTCGTGCGGGAACCCCGACGCCCCGGGGCAGGGGTTGATGTACATGGGAGCCAGCACCGAGGGCGTGCCGTTCTCGGACACCAGCGCGATGGCCTGGGCCAGCTCGCAGTCGTCGCCCACGAAGCAGTTGGTCTGGTCGGGGGTGTAGGTGGCCGCGACGTCCGGGTTGACGATCGGATCGCGGGGCGTGAAGCCGGCGGCCCGCGGGGTGTTGAGCGGGCGCTTGAACGCGACCCACGCGGTCGGCGTCAGGCCGACGAACGCGACCTCCTGGTTGGCTAGGACGATGAGTGTCACGGTCGATGGTACTTCCGCCGAAGATGGATGCTGCACGGTCACGCCCCGCCCCGAGTCGTTGACGATGACGAAGCGCGACGCGCCGTACTCGCCCGGGTCGATGATGTGGTTGGTGGTGCTCGGGAGCGTCACAGTGAACGATCCCCCGGCCGACCCGCATCGCACCAGGCGCGGAGAGGCCATGGTCAGCGTGGTCGAACCCGAGATCGACATGGAGCCGCCGAACTGTGCCGATTCGCTAATCATGCGGCGTACCAGACAAAGCCACCCACACCATCGGTGCTGAGGTGGATGTGCGTGCCCTCTCCGGTGGCGAGGGTGAGGAGCGTGTTGTCCAGGTGGTCCTTGATGTCGATGTCCTCGGCTCCGACGTTCATCACCACCCACAGGTCGGGGCCGGTGGGGAGATCGGCCGGATCCGGCAGCAGAGCGGCGAACCCGGCGGTCTCGGCGGACAGGACGTAGAGCTGGGCGATGGTGAGGGCCAGTGTCAGGTCCCCGGTCATCTCCCGCTCCTTGTGTCCACCGTAGTTGCGGTTGATGTTGACGCCGACCGGGCTCACCAGCTCGACCATCTCCAGGCTGGAGATGGTGTTCTGGTCCGGCTCCTCGCGCGTGGTCGCGAGCCACTCATCCACGTCCTTGCTGAACCGAACCGGCACCCGGAACTCGAACCCGACCGTGATCGCGTGGCCGGCGGTGGGGGGGGCCACGAACGTCACCAGGCCGGTGGTGTAGTCCACCGAGTAATCGGCCCCCTCCGTCTGCGCGACGCCGTTCACGGCGACCGTGACGGCGTTGGCCCCCGTCACCTCCGCGGCGTCGGTGGGCTTGTTGATCGTCCGCGTGATGGTGGAGAGGCCGCTGGTGTACTTCTTGACGAGCTGGAACTGGGTCGTCGAGCCGTCGCCGGTGCCAATCTGGACGTCCGTGTTGGAGGGCTGGGAGACGCCGTCCAAGGCGGTCGTGAAGTCGTTGGGGTCCTTCACGCGGAACCCGAGCAGGGCGCCCTGCTGGCCGATGACGAAGCGCCGGATGTCGGCGATCTCCTCGTTTGTGCGGTCGATCACGCGGAGTCGGAAGCGGTGGCGGGGGGTGTCCGACCGCGCCACGCGCTCCTCGCCGGCGTCGTCCGTCTCTGTGATGAGCGTGTTGTGCCCAGGTCCGGAGCCGGAGCCGAACCCCACCAGATCCTTGTCGAAGTCGATCTCGTTGAACATTGGCTCAGCCCCCGGCGAGTTCCATCAGCCTACCGCGCATCTGCCTGGACGACCGGCGGAAGGACCCCGCATCATTGGCCCGGACGTTCATGTAGATGTTGGTGCTCCGCCCGCCGCCGCCCGACGCGCGGATGCCCAGCGAGCCGTCCGGGGCCTGCACGACCGGCATCACCGCCTCCGGGGCGTCCTCGCCGATGAGGCCGACCTGGTTGCCCCGCATCCCGAAGGTGGTCGGGCCGGTGGCCATGAAGCCCTTGGCCATGGGGCGCACCTGGCCCTGCGACACCACCATGCCCTTGGCGCCGATGGTCGGGAGCAGGTTGGCGCCGGTCAGTCCGAAGGTGCTGTTGAGCGCGGGGTTGACCAGGCCGCGGATGATCGTGAACTCCAGGATCATGCGGAGCACCTGCTGCTGGATCGAGCGGAGCAGGTTGCCGGTGATCTCGAGGATGTTGGCTCCGCCGGTCTCGAAGGCGTCGGTGAGGCCGGCAACGAGGGAGTCGCCGATGCCGGTGCTGATTCCGGCCGCGAGCTGTTGGAAGGCGATCTCCACCGTGTCGGCGACCTCGTTGGCCTTGGCCTTCAGTTCCTCAAGCTTCTCGATGGCGATGTTGAAGTTCTCAACCGCGATCTCGTCCCGGGTGGTCACCGAAGCCGTGGCCCGGCTGGCGAAACCCTGGGGGTTCTCGACTCGATCACGCTCTGCGCGGAGCCGCGCAATGAAGAGGTCGACCAGTTCCTCGGTCACCGCGACGCCGTCTTTGGCGTTCTCGTTGTAACGAGCCACCGCGTCGGCGATGTTGTTGATGGTGTTGACGATCGTGTCGCCCAACCGCGGGTCCAGGAAGGGATCCGCACCTGTTTGCGTGAGCACGCCCGCGAGCGAGTTCCCGACCACGCTCCGTTGATCGGCCCCCAGCTCCCTCGCTCGCTCCGACCCCAGGACACCGGCGATCCCGTTGATGCTGGTGAAGTCTTGCCCCGCGATGACGCTGAGGATGTCGGTGCTCTGGCGGATCCGGGCAATGTCCGGGAGCTGGCGAGTGAACCCCTCGGAGGCCTGCAGGAAGCCACCAAGTGCGCCACGGAATCCGTCCACGAATCCCTCGCGGGCGTCCGCCTCGGCCGCCAGCAGACGGGCGATCTTCTCCTCGAGTTCCGCGATCTGGTCAAACGCGCCCTCAAGCCTTGCACCCTCGAGCCTGGGATTGAGGCGCCCACGGACCTCGCCGGACTCAGCCAGGTTGCGATCAAGGGTTGCAGATTGCTCCCTCAGCGCCCCAGCGATGGCCTCGACATTCCCAACCAACGTGTCAACGTCGTTGAACTTCGGGAGCTGCTCCAGCGTCCGGCCGAGTTGCTGCCCGAATAACAGCAGCGCCTTGATGGTAGAGCTGTCGGTTGGCGTGGTTGGCAGTGCCGCTGCACTCTGGTTGGCCCTCTGCAATCTGAGCCTTTGGAGCTCGCTGTTAACGTAGCGGAGCTCCTGTGCAATCTCCTGTCTACGCACAAACGGACTCGTCGAGAGAGTGGTCAAGAGAGTGGTATCGTCACCCGTGAGGAGTTCTTGATCACGGACCACCATTGCCTGGCTGCTGGCAGCTAAGCCCAATGGAGCGACCTCGATCGCGTCGGCCGTAATCGCCGCCGCCGACGCGACGGCCGGGAAGGGGTTGAAGACGCCGAGCAATTCCCTGAGCGCGGAGGCGGCGGCGGTTTGGGCGGCGGCCACCGTTCCTGTGATCACATCACTCTGATCATCCAATTGAGTGAGCAAGGCCTCAAGTCTGGCCTGTCGGTCAAGGAGCCGGCGCATGGCGGTCTCTGGCGTTGGGGTCGCGCTCACGTCCACGCCCAAGCTTCTAGCAATCGACGAGGCAAATGCGGCGACCACCGGGACCGCCTCGAGCAACGAGGCCGTGAGCTTTCCCAAGCCCTCGATGGCGTTGCCAACCGACGTGGCCAACGCGTCGATCTCGACGTTCTGGAGGTCGTCCGTGAGGTCGATCGAGACACCGCTCAGGGTGGTCAGCGCGACACTGGCGCTCTGCAGCACCCGGTCCAGCGTCGTGTCGAGGGCGCGATTGATGGTCGCGGCCCCGGCCTGCCCGCCCGGGGTGGTGATGAGGCCGGAGACCAGATCGCCGGCCCGGCGCACGATGCGCACCACACGGTCGTAGATGCCCTGGTCGCCGATGAAGGCGAAGAACTCCTCGAGCACACCGCGGAACCGGACGCCCTGCACGGACAGCAGGTTGTTGAAGGCGTCGATACCCTCCTCGCCCACGAACGTGTCCACGAACGTGCGCAGGGCCTTGATCGTGAGCTGTGGGTCCGCCTTCAGCTCCTCCAGGGTGGCCCCGATGGAGCCGGCGATGGCGTCGGGGGACAGCTCGAACCGGAATCGCAGGGACCGGAACTCGCCCGCCAGCGCCTCGCGAACGGCGAACTGGGCGCCCTCGATCCCCTGCTCCGGGTCGATCGACGCCAGGCCGGAGAGGATGGTCAGCAGGTTGTTGAGCCCGTCGACCCGCTCCGCCCCCCTGTTCGAGAGGATCGACGCCGTGGCCGGCGTGAACGCAAGGCCGCGGATGCCGGTGAGGCCCTGCCGCGTGGTCAGGGGGAGGCCCTGGGACGCCTCGCGGATGTCGCCCACCAGCGAGCGCACGCCGCCGCCCGCGCCCACCACGCCCGTCAGGGAGGCCTCCAGCCGGCGGAAGTTGTCCGTCGCCTCCAGGACCGACTGTGCCATCTGGCGGACAGGCTCCACCACGAACCGCTCGATCGTGCGTCCGAAGGTGCGGAGGGTGAACCCGATCAGCACGAACGACGCCAGCGTGCGGGTGAACGACGAGTACCCGGCCCCCAGCCTCGACAGCAGCCCTTGCTGCCGCTCCAGCTCCCGGTTCTTGCGCTCCGCGGCGCGGCGCTCGGAGGCGGCGCCCGCCAGGGTCTCCCGGGTCAGCCTCGACTGGGCGCGGGCGAGCGTGAGCATCACCTTCTCTCGAGCCCGGAGCGTAAGCAGCCCGCTCTGGAGCGCGGTGTTGAGGATCTCGATCTCGCGGCGGGCGTCCCGGGACGCGCGGGCAAACGCCGCCTGGGCCAGCACTTGCCGCTCGATATCGCGGTCACTGGTGCGGACCTTGCCCACCAGCTTCTTGAGACGCTCGGCCGCGGCCTTCCTGGTCTCCTCGGCCAGGCGGCGCTCTGCCTTCGCCAGGGCGATCGTGGCCTGCTCAGCCTGCTTGGTGGTCAGCACCCCGCCGCCCATGGCGGCGCGGAGGACCTCCACCTCCTTGGCGGTTTTGCCCGACACCCGCGCCAGAGCCGCCTCCGCCAGCGCCTGCCCGCCGATCGCCTTGGCCGCCTTGGCCGCCTCGGCGGTCAGCTTCCCCGTGACGATCGTGATCTGCTGCTGGAGCTGGAGCGCCTCCAGGGACTCGGCGTTGACGGACCCGAGCTGCGTCTTCAGGATGGCCAGGGCGTCGGTGTAGCGCCCCCCCACGGTGGCGGTGCGGGCGATAGCCACCTGAAGCCGCTGCTGGGCGGCGGCTTGGGCCTGGGTGATCGCGGTGATCTGCCGCTGGCTCTTGTTGGTCTCGACGAACGCCCGGTTCTCATCCCGGATCGTCGGGATCATCAGTTTGTGCAGGGCAAGCTGGGCCTCGAGCGCCCGCGTGTATTCCCGCGACTGCTTGGCGGCGGCGACCTCGCTCCCGACGAGCGTGCGCACCGCCGCCTGGGCCTTGTTCAGGTTCGCGATCCCGCGGTCCTTTACCTCGAGAAGGATCGAAACAATGGATTCGATGTCGCCCATCTGCCCAACTAGACGCTCCGGCGGCGCGGGGGGCTATTTGCCCTTCTTCGAGGCGGCGTCGATCTTGGCGTTGAGATGGCGGTTGGAGATGGCGTCCATCACCATCACCCGCCGCATCACCTCGTCGGGCTCGTCGATCTCGTGGGCGTCCATGAGCCACTTGATGCCGGCGATGACCGCCTCGAGCCGCAACCCGAGCCTGTGCCCCGACATGGGGTTGGTGGTCTGTTGCTCGCGGACCAGGTTGTAGAGACGGAGGGTCTGGATGTTGATTCGGCCAAGCTCGGGCTTCGGGCAGGCCTCGCAGTCCGGCCGGGCCGCGTCCGGCAGGACCATGATGCCAGGGCGGCCCGCGCGGGTGATCTCCACCGGGTCGTCGAGCATCTCGCCCCGAACGGTGATCGTCACCTTGTTGTTGGCGGCCCAGAGCGACTCGACGTTCGCTATGCAGTCACGGCAGGTGGTTCGCCCGAACTCCCACTCTGACCAGATCCGGAGTTTCCCAAGGAGTCCTCCATCTTCTCCTCGGTCGACCGGCCCTCGCCGGTCTCGTCGTCGTCGTCCTCCTCATCCGGCCGGCCAAACCAGTACCCGTTGGTCTGCATGACCAGGTCGATCACACCGGGCAGGTTGCTCAGGCGGATCATCGCCTCGAGGTTGTCGGCGGTGAACCTGATGGCGTCGGTGGCCTTGATCTTGTCGAAGTCCACCTGCAGGCCCAGGGCGAAGGCGGCCGCGCCGTTGAGGCGCCAGTCGAGCAGGTATTCGGCGCACACGAGCCGGCGGACCCGTTCCTCGGCGATGTGCAGCGCTTTGACGCCCGACGCCTTGGCGGCCTTGCGCTCGGTGGCCGACGCGATCAGCTCGCGGTAATCGCGGGGGGTCGTGTACTTGAGCTTGAGGCGCAGGTCCGGGTCGCCCTTGTGGTCTTCCTTGGGATTCCGGAAGACGACGCCCTGTCCCTCGCGAGCGTCGAAGTCGAACCAGCGCGGCTCGGGGGTCTTGATGAGGTTCTTGAGGATCAGCTCGGCCATGATGGTGGTCTCCAGGTCGGGAGCATAGCGGCACTACGCCCGGCTCACAAGGCCCGTGGATACCTCAGACTCGTTGTTGCCAACGATCCAATGGAACTCATCGCCCATGGCGTCCACGATTGTCTGCCAGGTGAAGTCGACCCGGACGAGCCCGCGCCCGGCGATCTGGGGGATGGGGGTGCCCCGGATCTTCACCGCGGCGAACTGGAACTCGGCGAAGACCCCGGACCCGGCCGCGGCGTGCTGGCCGCTGATGTGGATGGTCACGTCCCGGTCGGCCAGCCAGGTGGCGATCAGCTCCTCGTCTGCGTTCGAGAATAGCGCCTCCATCCGGCCGTTGATGACACGCCGCCCCTGGGGGACCATCGACCGCCGGCCGTTGCCCTCGATCTCGTAGCGTTCCGGCCCAAGGCCGTTCTCGATCGTGAACTCTGCGCTCAGGATGTTGCCCGGCGACTCCATGCTGTACCCGTTGCGGGTCATGTGCACAGTGAACACGCGGCTGGGCATCGAGAGATCGCCCGGCTCGTACCGCTCATCGTCCACCGCGGGGATGCTCGTAACGCGCTCCCGCCCGAGCATTTGGGCCCGCAGCTCGACGTTGCGGCCCCGGGCGAAGCGGAGCGTCAGGGCGTCGATCCGGCACCCCAGGAAGGTCTGGACGTACTGCCCGCCGCCCCGCTGGTACGGCGTGGCCTTGACCAGGCTGAGGCCCACAGGCAGCGTCCCCACCGTCCCGGTGTGCTCGCGCGTACTCTCGCCAACGACCGTGTTGATTTGCCCGCTGGTCGCGTGCTTGAGCAGGAGCGGGCCCCAGCCGTTGGCGCACAGCTCTGTGACGATCTCCCCCTCGATGACCGACCGCCCGAGCGGGAGGGAGCCGGCCGGCGCGTGCCCACGCTCGATGGAGTGGAAGACGCCGCCGCCGGCCTTGGACTCGCGGAGCGTCTCGCTGCTGACGGGGATCCGCACCGGATTGACCAGGAGCGTCTCGTAGACGCCGTAGGACACCTCCTCGGCCGCCCAGAGCCGAGCCTTGGTCGCACTCGCGTATCGGGTCGCGATGGACACCTAGTTCCAACCGCACGGAATGGAGTTGATAATCAGCATCAGCTGTCTCGGCCCACCGGAAGGGTCTGGGTTCGCGTTGCACTGTCGATTGTCGCCGTAACGGTGGCCACCGCCTGATGACCGTCGGCCAGGAGCACGCCGGTCGAATAGCTGTAGGAGTTCAGCGATCCGATTCGAGTCATGGTGGTTTCGGCGATGATCTCCGTATTCGTGTTGATGTTGTAGACCGAGAGATCGGGGACGCCGGTGACGGGCACGGGCTCCCGGTCCTTGTACCAGACCACAACGTAGCGGTTCGTGGCCCCGTTCTGGTAGAAGTAGAGGATCGCCTCATACACCGGGCCGATCGTCGATTCGTTGGTGATCGCGCCGTTGACCAGCACGAGGTCGACCTCCGGCACGCCAGCGACGGTGGGAACCGCCACAGTCGTACCGGCCCAGAGGGCCGTGCTGACCGGAGCGTTGAGCTGGAAGCGGTGGTGCACCGGGTCCAGGTTCGATGCCCCGGAGATACTGACCACCAGCTCCAGCGAGTTGACGACCGCGAACCGAGCGTTGGGGAGCTGGATTTCATACAGCCCAGGGTGGTTCGTCGCATCGACTTCCTGGAACCTGCACTTGTTTAGCGTGGGAGCCGCGAAGGTGCCGAGCGTGGCGATCGTCTCCACGTTGCTCGACCCCTGAGCGTAGACCGTCGCCGTGGCCTCGTTGTCGCAGATGGTGCCGATCCGCAGCCCCGTGCTGGTCGAGCTCAGGCCGGTGTATGCCGCTCCCGTCACCGCGTTCTTGAGGATCATACGGAAGAGGTTCGAGGTCTGTCCCCGAGTCCGTAGGTCAGCCATTGTCGAATCCTCCTGCGAAGGCTGGGGCTACAACTGCGTCGATCACGAGGCCCATGAACAATGCGTCCGTGGCGACGTCGGTCCACCCAGTGGCATCGGTCCTGTGCGTCCGTCCGAAGGCGAAGCCGCAGTTCACTCGCAGCGCCGCCGTCACGAAGGGTATGATGTTCACTGTGACACTGTTGGCGGTCGTAGGCAGCACCGTGAGCCGGTACGTCCCCGCCGGGAGTGTCAGGGCAGAAGCCCAGAAGACCGTGATGTGGCCGTTTGCGCCCGTCCCGGCAAGCGCCACCGCCGTGACGTTGGCGGACCCCAGCAGGGTGTTGGAAGCGTCGTAGAGTTTGACGGTGAAGTCGCCGGTCGTCGTTGCCCCGCGAGCGTCCAGCATCGCTCCGATGGTCCGAACCGCGTGGGGAAGGACGATCAGAACACCGTTCTCGTCCGGGTTGGATCCAGTGTTGTAGGTCAGGGTGCCCGCAGTGTTGACCATGCCCCCGAACCCGTAGACCAGCGTCCCGTCGGAGTACTCGACCGCGATGCCGGGAGCGAAGTGGTCCACCTGATTGGAGCCTACGTTGTAGGCTCCGTGGGGCATGTAGTTGTATGCGGCATTGACCCCGCGGAAGACAGTACCAGACGTCGCACCCGACTCATACCGCACGACGGCAGCCAGGTGTTCGTTCACCGTCGGGGTGTAGTCATTGGTGAGCGTGACCCAGTTCCACCCCACCGAGAAGGACGACGTCGACGCACTTGCCGGGTCCGGCGGGTCAGAGCCCTCGCCCTTGACCGTATTGTTGGGGTTGTTGAAGCCCGTGATGCCCTCCAGCCTGACCGAGAAGGTCGGGGTGCCGCTCTTTGCCGTGCAGTAGAACCCGATCCGACGGATCGCCTTGGCCTGATCGGCCAGGAAGAACGCTGCCGCAAAGTGAGTCGCCGACGAGAGGGTCGCGACGGCCGCGTTCGACAGCGAGTCGTGGCTGAACATACCGTCGAAGCCGAAGAGCGTTCGGGAAGTTGGGATCGTGGGCACAGGACCTCCAGATCTATCTTAGGGACCCGAACCCGCAAACGTTCCGTCTGCGATGCGGGAGAGGCCCGCGCCGGTGTAGTTGTAGTTCCGGAACCCGGCCACGGTGTGGCCCGCAAGCGCAGATGAGACCCCAGCGAGGGTGGCGTTGCCGAGGGTGGAGTTACCGAGATTACAGGCCACGACGTCCACGTGGGTGGGTTCGGTGTTGTCCGCTCCGTTTCGGATGCGAATGAGTTTCGAGCCAGCGCCTCGGATCTTCTCCAGGGTACCCTGGAAGCGTGATCGGGACTCGGCCCAGTAAACAGGATTTTCGCCGGTTTCGCCGGTGAAAAGTGTCGGCGCTGTGAACTGAGCGTTGCAGTTGACCCGAACCATCGACCAGTCGGTATAGCCCCCTTCCGCTTCTCCGTCGATCCACAGGCCCCGCGTGCGTCGGAGAATGCCCTCACATCGAACATGCTCCACATGGATCTCTCCACCGTTGGAGTTGCCCTTCTTGATCCGCAAGATGCAGCCCGCGTCCGTGGTCGCTACGCCGTGCATCCACACGAAGGCCGCTTGGTCACACTGAAGAACCACCCCACTCTCAGGGCCCCCGAGTCCGATTGCCTGGAGCCGGTGTACCAGGGACTGGTTGTGGCCGAGCCGGATCATGCCACCAATCGGCTCGCCGGATACTGAGTCGACACGCCCACAACCGAAGCCGTTGATGTTGATGTACTCGCTATCACTATCGAGGAGGGGCGCTGTAGTGTACTGCCCCATGTAGATGCCGAAGTCCCTCACCCATGTGAAGTGGAGGTTCTCGAACCGCAGGCGGAAGGTGCCCGCTCCCGAGGTGCTCTTCGTTCCGAACACGCCGGGGACGCGGTCGCTTGTGGATTGGCCCGCGACCGAGAAGCCGCTGTAGGTGCAGTCGCTGTTGTCTTCGAGGCGGAACACGCTCTCCGATGGGAAGCCCGCAGCGCAGACGATATGAGTGCTGTTGACGTAGGGGTTGTGCCCAACGCTGGTGGACTCACGCCGACCCGCTCCGATGAACCCACTCGACATCCGCCGCGTGACAAGGATCTGGGATTCGAGGTTGATGACCTGACCCGCTCGACCGCCCACGTGGGTGTACCTCTGCCGCGATGCCCCACCGCCGAGAGCAATATCGTTGGCGACGGCAGTGAAGGCAGCCTGAAAGCGATCCTGGTCCGACGAACCCGCCACCTGATCGGTGAATAGGAGCTTGTGGTACTGGGGCTTCTGAGGGTATGATTGTGTGATTAGCAGGTCTGCCAATGCGATCTCCTCGAGTGAGGGTCATGCAGCCAATCATGCCCATCAGACACACGGTCAACGGGGCGCGATCTTAGGCCGCCGTCGAGATCGCGGGGTCCTGGTTGGTGATGACGAGCTGGATGTCGGTGCCGGAGTCCTCGTCGCGGAACGCCTCGAACGTCCCCGACAGGTTGAGCGGGCCGCGCCCGGACACCTGAGGGGTGTTGATCCGCAGCTTCATCGCCGGGATCGTGAAGTGCCACGAGTTGACGCCGCGCGTCAGCACCAGCTCCATGCTGACCGTGGTGTTGTCCTTGGTCCGCTCATAGAGCTCGTAGGTGTCGTAGGTGAACATGACCTCGATATCGCCGTTGATCGACCGCTCATCCTCGGGGATGTCGGCCCGCAGTCCGGTGCCGTCGAGCACGAACTCCTCGGCCGACATGGCGTTGCTGCCGCGGATCGTCACGGAGCGGACGGTGGCCACCGCCACGCGCGAGCCATCGCCCTCGGGGTCGAGGTAGATGACGGCCTGGAAGGAGTTGAAGGGCTCGTTGTTGGTCGGGTAGGTCGGCGCGGCGTCCATCGAAACGGTGACCAGCGCCTCCTCGCGGAACAGGAGGCCGGCCCGGGCGGTGACGATGCCCTCGTTGGGGACGCCGATCTCCCACTCGTTCACGCGCCCGCCCAGGTACCGCAGGATGCGGGAGTTGCCGCTGGGGAAGGCAAAGTACTTCTCGACCGTCAGGCCCTCGTCCAGGTCCGGGGAGCCCTCCATCGAGTGCACGTAGGGGCCCGAGCCGCTGGTGCTGACGCCGTCGGAGTTGGTCAGGGCGTGCTTGAAGATCAGCGCCCACGGCCCGTTGGGCTGCAGCTCGCCGATGACGTCGCCGCCCGGGCGGTGGTTGCCCGTCTGGGGGGCCGAGCGCATACGGTCGTCGCGGAGCAGGGTCGACTCGATGTTCGTGGGCGGATCGGCCAGCGTTTCGCTGCCGAAGTCCCACCCGAGCGCCTCCTGCGCGACCGACGGATCGCCTTCCTCGCTCAGGGTGCCCCAGCACGGCTCCTCCTGGACGATGATTCGGGCGCGAGATCCAGTTGCACGATCGGGCCGGCAAGTCATGGGGGTGCCTCCAGGTCGGCATCTCGCGCCGCCACCTGTTTAGACGCACCTCGGCCCAGTCAATATGCCGAAATCTCGCACAGCACCGTCGCCACCACCAGCGCCATGGGGTAATCGGCGTCAGCGGCCCACGCCAGGGAGTACTTCGCGTCGTCCACCAGGCCGTTCGGGCAATCGTCCGTGGCGAGCAGGTGGTTGTCGAAGAAGACGTGGTGGAAGTCGTAGAGGAGGCGGTGCATCTTGGCCGCCAGGGGGTTATCGTCGACGACGCCCCCGATGACCACCTGCTGCCGGTCTGCGGTGACCTCCTGCTGGGTCAGCCGCACGAGCATCTGAACCTGGTACTGGGCGCGCCGGTCGTTCCTCCCCACGATGCGGTCGGCGCCATCGTTGACGACGGGCAGGAGGGTGATGATCCGCTCCCACCCCTCTTTGGCGGCGTCCTGGGCGAAGCGCAACGGACGGTCGTAGAGGCGGACGATGTTGGGCGTCGCCCCCCAGAGCGTCACCGCCCCGCCATTGCCGCCGGTGCCGCTCACCACGAGGCCGGAGGCGATCCGGGCGATGTTGGCCTGCTGGGCGCGGAGGACCTGGTAAATCGGCTCTTCAAGGGCTGGCATGGCGACCTCACGGTGAAATGCTCAAGGGCCCGAAGATCCGCTCGATCTCGCCGGCGAACTGGGCGAGCGCGGTGTTGGACACGCGGCGGAGGTGCTCGCGGGTTTCGGCGACCATACGGTAGGGCTTGTGCCCAGGGTGGTTGACGCGGCGGGCGAGCACGAAGGCCTCGTCCGAGGAGTCGATGTCGAGGGTGTCCGAGACGCGGCCGGGGCGAGAACTCGAGCGGTTGATCTCGCTGGCCAGATCGCTGCTCCGCCCGCCGAACCGGCTCCGCCCGCCGTCCTGGTGCCACTTCATCATCGCGTAGCCGTGCTTGGGGATCCTGTGGGGTCGGGCTCCGAACTCCAGGGAGGCCAGCGCGATGCCGCCGCCGGTGTCGAGGGCCTGGTTGCGGATCACGGCCTGGTAGTGGTTGTCGAGCGTGATCTTCTCGATCACCTCCCACTGGTCGCGGAACGGCTGGTACCCGCGGCGCGACCCGGGCAGGCGGCCCTGGGAGCGATTCACCGGCGTCACGCGCTTGATGTACCCGAGCCCCTCGTTGGCGAGCTTGCGGCCAATCAACGTCGAGGAGGCGGTGCCGATCGCGCGCTCGAGTCGCACCAGGGCGAGCAAGAGCCGCTTCGCGTTGATGACCCGGACGATGACCGGCATAGCCCGCTCCTACGGCCACCCCATCCACCCCTCACGCGTCTCAATGACGGTCTGGCCTGGCAGCATCACTCCACCTCGGCCTGGATGGCGTTGAGCCCCTCGGTCCACTCGTTGTCCAGATCGCGCATGCGGCGCATGAGCACCATGATGCTGTCGCCGGCGAGCCGGTCCCCGTCCACCGCGATCGCCGCGCCCTGCTTGTCGATGAACCACTTGAGGTTCTTCATCTTCAGGTACGCGAGCACCAGCTCGAAGCGGTCCTCCGGGATCGACTCCAGGTCGCGGTCCACCACCTCGTAGCGGACGATGATCTGCTCGCCGTCCCGGATCGGGAACAGGAAGCGGACCTTCTCGCCACGCAGCTCAAAGGTGTCCTCGCGCTGCACCGCGCCGAGCTGCTGGCGGTTGAGGAAGTCCAGGGAGGCCGACATCTGCTGTCCGGAGGGGAGAGTGCCGAACGGGACCATCCCGCTCATGTACGCGTTGACGGGGATGCCGGCGACCTCGCGGGGCCCGCCCGTCGTGCCGTGGTCGCGCCGGATCCTGGTGATCTCGCGGCACCCGGTCGGCATCGCGTAGTCGGTGGTGCCATCAACGGTCGTGATCGTGGTCTCGAGCGAGGTGGTGCGGCCGCGCTTGGCGTTGATGGCTTGGGCGGCATCGGCCGCCCAGCGGGCGATGGTGGGCTCGTGGGGCTGGTTGTCGTCTTGGTTGCGCGGGATCTCGACGCCGTCCGGGCTGTGGATCTTGAGCGCGTCGATCAGCTCGTTGAGGTCGAGTGCCATGCCTGATTAGACGCCCGCGCTGTTGCGGTGGACGGTGAACGAGGCAATCCGAGACCAGAAGTCGGTCGCGGGGCTGGTGATCCGGCCCTGGATGAGCGGTCGATCGCTACTCGTCGTCCGCCCCATCCTCGACGTCGCTTTCAGTGGGCAGGTCGGCATCCGTCGCCTTCTCAGCCGGCGCGGCCCGCGCCGGCTCCATCGCCAGCGGCAGCGCCCGGTCCCCCGCGAGTATCGACTCCGCCGCGGACACGATCGCCTGGAGTGCCACCGCCCAGTCCGGCTGCTTCTGCATGCACGCGAACGCACCCTTGCACGCCTTGGCCTGCTCGAAGCAGGCCGGGCAGCTGATGATCTCGTTCAGGCTCACCGCACGCACCTGGCCGCTGGCGTAGAGCGGGTGGAAGGTGATGCGCTGGGCGGGGCGGGTG